ACCGTTCGGCGGCACGCCGTAGAAAGTAGGTTATTGTGAAATGCGCTAATTGCGAAAAAGTTTTGACAACAAAAATGGAGGTTGAATATTCTGCATGGCTCACTGAATATTATTGCTCTCCAAAATGTGCCACCGATAGATATTTCAACTACATGGAAAGCACGCCCGTTGATTTTGACAATTTGCCTAATGGCTTGGAAGTGGTGAATGGAATGTGAAGCCGCCGAACATCGCGTTCACCAGACGGCAGGCGGGCGGCGTGTCTTAAATTCAAAATTGGTTGTGCCTGCCGCTGGTAACGCATAACCGTTATCTGTCTCTCATTAAAGTCTTGACATTTATAGAACAAATGTTAAAATTTTTGAGTAATCTCATATTGCACCGCCCGCCCGTTCCCCAACATGGGGACCCATGGCAGGCATTTTTCGGAGATAAGCGCCCGATGACCGTAACAGGTCATCGGGCGCTTTTTGTTTCCACCCACCCCCCCTTTTCAAGCCCCATCCTCCGCAGGGATGGGGCCCAGGGATGGGGCAACAAATAAAGGAGATCTAAGATGAAAAAGTTTCTTCCGGTCTTTTTGGTCGTGGTCGTTCTGGCAGCGTTGTTCGTGACGCCTGTTTTTGCGTTACAGGGCGCGGAGCCGGATTCGGTGAGTGACCCGGTGCAGTTGTTCCTGATCGGTACGATCGCTTCGGTGCTGGTGTATGGGATCAAACTGATCTCTGCGCGCATGCCGGATGTGGTGATCTCGCGCGAGTGGTTGACCGTTTTTGTGTATGTGATCTCGCTGGTGCTGGCGGCGATGTGGCGCGGTGTGGCGCTGCCGTATTTCCCCGGTTATGTGGACCCGGTTTCGTTCGTAAGCAATTTGCTGCGTTGGCTGGCGGATATTCTGGTGGCGTTGGGTCCGAGCGTTGGTTTTGCGACGTTGATCTATAACGTGCTGTTGGCGCGGGTGCTCGATGGCCTGGCTGCCAAGGCCGGGCTGAAAAAGGCCGCGTAATTTTTTATGGATCAGCAGCCCACTTCCAGCGGCAATGCCGTATTGATCCGTGAGATCAAGGACATCCTCACTGAGGGGAAGCCGCTTGATCCCAATACGCGCGACCGGCTGTTCCTGTCGTCGATGATCGACATCTATCACCATCTCGATGCGTTGAATGCCACTTTCGAGCAGTACAAGCCGATGTTGAAATTTTACAAGACGCTTTCGTATCTGGCATTGGCGGCGGCGGTTTCGATCATGGCTTTCATGGGCGAAATGCTGACCGGACAGATCGATGTAGTGGTGAAGTAAATGTCCAACGGTAGATTAGATCAGCCAGTTTATCAACTTGAGATGCCTCTGAATGGTGTGGAGGAGGAGATCCAGGTGCAGGCGTTGACCTCGCGTGAGACCGCACTTGCGGCTCTCTCTGCGTTGAGGGCAAAAGAGCCGGTCATTGAAAAAATTCGCGAGCGCGATGAAAAAAGCAACAAGGTCATCGAACGCGAATATGTGACCGGCGAGCGTGAGATCGTGCCGCGCTGGATGGACCTGTATCACAAACTGGTGGATGGGGGCTGGCGTTGGGAGGTGGCTGTGTATATCGCCTGGCGCTCGATGCCCAAAAAATACCGCTACCCCGAAACGCAGGAAGAACTCGCGATCAAATGCCTCGGGTTGAGATCTGACCGCGCGATCGCGACGTGGCGGAAAAACAATCCCTACATCGATGAGTACATCACCGTGTTGCAGGGTGAGATCGTGTTCGACCGCATCCCCGATGTGCTGGATGCGATGGCGGAGGTTGCATCCACGCCGGACTATAAAGGCAATGCAGACCGTAAATTATTGCTGGAGATGACCGGACGATATACGCCGTCCTCGAAGATCACGGCGGAGATGGCGAAGAAATTGGTCAATAGCAGGGCGGATGACCTTCAGGACCTGAGCGACGAGGAACTGCGCAAGATCGAAGAGAACCTTGCGTATGTCCGCACACATCGCCAGAACGATGAGGCGACCGAATGAATTCGGCACTGCTGAGGCATGATCCATTATTGGCAAAGGCGGAACGTGTCCGGCGTGAATTGGCGCGGCGGCATTTGATCGATTTCAACGCGTATATTTCGCCGGACTATAACTGGAACCTGCCGCATTTGATCCTGCTAGCCAAAAAATTGGAACAGGTTGAACTGTTCATCCGCACAAGGGGCGAGCAGGGCTGCGGGCGTTTGATCGTGATGATGCCGCCCCAACACGGCAAGACCGAAACCATCACCAAACATTTTTCGGCGTGGCTGTTGGGACGCAACCCCAACACGCGCATTATTTTGGGATCGTATAACGACGAGACTGCGACGGAGAACAGCCAGCGTGTGCGTAACATGGTCATGGACGATGAGTTCGCAAAAATCTTCGGACGTAAGAGCCGCTATGCGACCATCGACCGCGATGTGCAGGTCTCGGAAGATTCCAAGGCGAAGAAAAATTGGGACATCGCTGATTTTCGCGGCGGCTGCCGTTCGGCGGGTGTGGGCGGCGGTATTACAGGCAAGCCCGCCGATGTGATCGTTATCGACGACCCGCACAAGGACCGCGACGATGTAAGTTTTACCAGCATCCAACGCGTGATCCGCTGGTGGAACTCGCAGGTGGTTTCCCGTATCCGCAAACGGACGGCGGTGATCATTGTGCATACGCGTTGGGACCCGGATGACCTGATCGGCTCGCGGCTGAAACTGATGGCCAGCGGCAAGAAACATGCAGATCAATGGGATTTGCTTTGCCTTCCGGCGGTGGCGATGGAGCCAAAGGACTACGCGCCAAATGAAAAAGTGCAGCGCGAAAAACTCGAACAGGGCATCTGGCTTGACCTGGCAGACCCGCTCGGCAGGCAGCCGGGCGAACCGCTCTGGGCTGATGAGCATCCGCTGGAGTTGTTGGAGTCCAAACGCGCGAACGATGAATTCGAGTGGTGGGCGATGTATATGCAGCAGCCACGCCCATTGACCGGCGGGTTTTTCGAGCGCGATGATTTCAAGATCGTCGACCGGCAGGATGTGCCCGAAAATTTGCAGTGGTTTCGCTATGTTGACCTGGCGCTCTCGGAAAGTTCCACCGCGGACTACAACGCATCTGTTGCGGTCGGGATGGACCCAGCGAACGGCGATGTGTACCTGCGGGATATGCTGCGCCTGCGGGGGTGGATGAACTTCCGCCCGTTGTTAATCGAATCCATGCTGTCGGATAAAGAGCACAGTACCACCTGGGGTATTGAGACGGTTTCGTTCCAGGCGCTGGCTTTCCAGGAATTGACGCGGGATCCGCGTTTGGCGCGCATCCCGATGATCGATATCAAACCGGAGGCGAGCAAAGGCCAGCGGGCCCAGCCGTTGCGTTTACGCGGCAAGAACGGTCAGTTGAAATTGGTGAGGGGCGCGTGGAATTCCGCATTTATTGACGAGGCAGTTTTGTTCAAACCGGATGGAAGCAAACGCGACGACCAGATCGACACAGGCAGCGGCGGTTTGCAGATGATCGCTGACCTGAGTTATGGCAGCCATAAAACCGCGAGCAGCGTAGCGACGGTCGTGAGCGCGGACGAATTGTTTGTATAAGGAGTCATGACATGGCAAAGAAAATCGGCAAGGGAATTGTGATCGAGGAGTTGGTAAAGGGCTCGCTGGATTACACGATCCATATGATCCAGGAGGCGTTTCGCGCTCAGTTCCCGTATGTGGAAGGTGGTACGAACTATTACATCAACGAGGCGTTTGCAGACCATGTGATCGTCTCCACCTGGTCGGGTGAGGAATTGAGGAGCGACGAATATTTTTACGTTATGTACACGCGGCAGGGTGAGAGCATCATTTTTGCGGCGCGTGACGCGTGGGAGATCGTGGAACTGACCTATCAGCCGCAGACCACCCCGCAGATGACCGAGATGAAGCGGCGCAAGGGGCTGCGGATCGAAGAGCGTGTGATGGCGCAGATCCAACTGGAGGAGGCGGAGGGGAAGCGCCGAATCAAAATCGAAGGAGCAATTACGGCAGGCGTTGTCAATGGCAACGGACGCCGATATCCGGCCCATGTGATCGAAGCGGCGGTTGCGGAGTTACGCAACCATCTGAACGAGAGCGCAGGGCAGGGCCGAGCCATTCAACTTTTAGGCGAGGCAGAACATCCGTCCGATAAAGGCGGGCGTCCCAATTTGCTGGAGACCGTGACGAAATGGGAATCGGTTTCGTTTAACGGCGCGCGGGTGGATATTACCGGGCGCATTCTGGAAACCAGCAAAGGCCGGGACATCCTGACCCTGATGGAGGGCGGCGTGATGCCCGGTGTGAGTTTGCGAGGCTATGGCGATGGCAAGAAAACCGATGGTGTTTTCGAGGTGAGCGAACTGCACATCACAGGCTTCGACCTGGTGCTGGAGCCCTCGTTCGAGAATGCCGCCCAACTCATTGAATCAATTCAAACTGGAGAAACTGAAATGAACCTCGAAGAACTTTTGAAACTCATGCGCGAACACCCCGAAGCGTTCGCCAATATCACTGAAGCCCAGGTCAAAAAAATGGGCGATGAGCAGTTGAAGAGACTGGAAGAGGGCCTGCGCACGAAACTGGGCATTGGCGCAGATGCTGATATTGCCAAGGCTCTCGATGAGAGCATGGACAAGGCCCGCAAATTCGATGCCTCGCAGAAACGCGATGCGATCCAGAGCGCCATCACCGAGGCGACCCAGGACCTGCCGTTCGGCGAGAAGTTGAACAAACTTTTCGTTGAGTCTTTCGGCGGGCAGGACTTTGCAGACGCCGCGGCAGTGAAGAAATTCGCCGAGGGCAAGCGCAAGGAATACGGGGCGCTGGCTGCCGCCGGTGTGCTCAAGAACATGGGATTCGATGAGAAGCGCGGCGTTGTTGTGATCGGCGATGTGATCGAAACCGAAACCGGCACGCCGGAATTCGGCCGCGCCGCGTTTGAGTTGACCGAGTCGGTGCGCAAATCTGAGATGCGCGCCAAACGCAAGGTGCTGGAACGCGCCGAAAGCCCCGCCGCCGTTTATACGGGTCTGGTGCTGCAGCGTTTCGACAAAATGTACCGCCATCACCTGCTCAACGAGGCGCGCATGTTCAACGAGGCCGAAACGACCTCCGACCTCAACCTGCCCTACAGCGTGAGCCGTGCCATTATCGAAGAGGCGTTTCCTGACCTGATCGCCGCGAACGTGTTCGACTTTGGTCTGATGGACAATAGCCCCGACCGTCTGTATTTTGAGACCTTCAGCGGCGAGACCGGTTATTCCGGCACCGTGACCGGTGAGGTGGTGACCGGCGGCGCAGAGGGCACCTGGTACGACCTGGCCTATAAGCGCGTCACACCCGGATCTGTGTCTGTGACCAGCAACCCGGCAGGCACCACCTACGCCGAAGGCACTGACTTCGTGATTGACTACCCCAACGGCAAGATCCTGTTTTTGGATGCGGGCAGCATCGGCGCGAACGATGTGCTGGTGGATTACACCTACACCGCCATCCGCAAGGGCGAGAACACCGAGATCGAACGCGCCAAGGTGACGCTCTCGTATGTGACCATCGAGGCCGCGGCTGACCGTCTGGCCGATTACATCACCCGCGAAGCGATCGTATTCAGCCGCTCGCAACTCGGCTGGGACGCCGTAGCCCGCACAATGGCGAACCTGATCCGCCAGACGCGCCGCAAGATCGACCAGGGCATTTTGTATAAGGCGCTTACCTCTGTGCTCTCTGTGGCCAGCAATAGCGGCGGCACGCACGACATCTCGGCGGATGATATCGGCCTGATGGCCTCGAAACTCGGCTCGGCCAAAGTGCTCGTCGCCAACCGCTTCTGGGAACCGACCGGCATTGTAATGAGCATGACCAATGCAGACCTGCTCTCGAACTGGTCCACCGGCTTTACGCGCACGGGTTTCCCGAATGCGTTCCTCAACGCCGCCGGTTTTGCGGGCGGTGTGAAGGGCTTGCCGATTTTTGCCACGCCGGAATTCTCGGAGAGTTACGCGCTGGTGGTCAACCGTCAGTTGGTGGCACATCGCGTCTACCAGCCGATGCAGGTGCGCGGACCTTTCCCGACCTACAGCAACGGCAAACTGGTGGCCGCCGAACAGTATTACACCGAGGAATTCAACGCGACCGAATCGCCTGTGGCGAACAAGGGCGCGTACATCAAGATCCAGGCGTAAGTGAAATGATGAAGGATGAAGGATGAATGCAAAATTTATCCTTCATCCTTTCGGAGTGAAATATGGCTCAAACATTAGCGGCTTTGGTTGCCATTTTGCAAAGTGAAGTTCCGGCGGTGAGTAGCGTCCCCACAACGGCGCAATATACGCAGGCGATCAAAGACGCGGCGGCTGATTTTTCGCGGCGCTGCGGGTTGACAAAGTTTGCGGAGTTGAACATTGTTTCGGGAACGGCATCGTATGACCTGCCCGCCGATTTTTTGAAACTGGTGATGTTGGAAAGCCTGGCCGGGGCGGATGGTGTGGTCCTTTCGGATGCCGGGATCATTCCGGTTTCGGCGAATTGGGAAGAGACGCATCAGGTCGTGAACAAGGCCATCACGTTCAAACCGACTCCCACCTACACGTTGACCCGCGATTATCGCTATAAGGCGGCCTGGGTTCTAACAGGTTCTTCGGGCAGCGAGACCTATGCGGATATGGGCGACGATGAGGCGCATGTGGTGATGCTCAAGGCCAGGCAGATCGCCAAGGAAAAAATATCCAATGCAATGGCCTCGGGCGGCGCGCAACGGTATTCGTTCGGCGCGGTGAGCGTGGATAAAATCTCCGGCGTGGACGCGTTGATCAAAGAGATGTATGCGCTGCAGGGTCAGTTCGTCGAGGCGTGCGAAGCGTATAACGGCACGCGGTTGGAGATCTCGTGACCTTTAACTGGACTGCATCGGCTGAGGAAATGCGGGCGATCCGCAAGGACAATGAGGTTTCGCTGGCCATCCGGCGGAATGAAACGACGTTGTCTGCGCAGTTGATGCGAATCGAGATCGCGGGGTCGCGGGCGATGATGACGATGAGCGATGCGGCGCGGGCAGCCAAGCAGGCCGCGTTTATTTTAGGCGAGCCGGACATGAATATCGTAAAGGATGACCGCCTGACCTACAACGGTATTTTGTTGCAGGTCGTTTTTGTGCAGCCGAACCGGTTGGCGGCTACGATCGCGGAAGCGGTGGTGGTGGAGTAATGGATACCAGCGGATTTCAATGGGTTGTTTCGCCGGATGTGATCGTCAAAGGCATTGAGGACTATGGCAATAGGGCTTTGGTGGCGATCCAGGCGGCGGCGAATTATTGGGGTCAACTCGTGCAGGACGATGCGCGGCAATCGGCGGTGTGGGAAGACCGCACCGGCAATGCGCGCGGCGGGATCTTTTTTGCAGTGGACGGATTTGGTCTGCAACCGCTGACAGGCGAGGTGACGCCGGAAGCCAAAGCCGAGATGAGCGATGTGGCGGTTGAGAGTGGTGACGCCAACACGCTGATCATCACGCTGGGACATACCGTGTTTTACGGCAAGTACCTGGAATTGAACGATACCTACGCAATTATTATGAGCACACTGGAAACGAACCTGCCAGTGTTGGAACGCATGATACAGGACATTTTCAAAGGCTAAATTATGGCTTCTTTGCGAGATCGAATTAACGCTTTTATCAACCCGCCGTCCGCCCGGGAAACCACGGCGGAGGTCAGGCCTGTATCTGGCGATGCGAGTGTGGCTGTTTACGAAAAAATGAAATCAGACCGCGACCGCATTGCGATCATCAAAACCTGCCGCGTGATGTACGACACAGATCCGCGCGTAAAAAAGGCATTGCGGACCTACGCCACCGATGTAGTGCGCTCCGGCTATTTCGTGAAGACCGATCATGCGCAGGCGTTGGAGATCGCACAGGCAATGCAGAAGCGGCTGGGGTTGAATAAAAAATTGCAGGATGTGACGCGCCTGAGCGGGCGCGATGGCGATTCGTTCTACGAGATCGTGGTGGATGAGAATTTGGATATCGTCAAACTCTCGCGCAAACCCACCCTGCAAATGCATCGCGCGAGCAATGTGTTTGACGAGTTCGATGATCCGCAAAAGGCGTTTTGGTTGTCATCCGATACGCAAACCAGCCCGGAGCCGCCGAGGGATGCGGTCTGGTTTGCGAAGTGGCAGATCCTGCATCTGCGCTTCGACCATGACGAGGAGAAACGCTATGGCACACCGATGTGGGCGTCTGCGACCGGCGCGTTCAAACGGGTGAGCGAGGGCGAGATCGATATTTCGGTGCGGCGCAAGGTTCGCGCGGGGATGATCCTGCATCATGTGGTGGAGGGATCGCCGTCTGACATTGACGCCTACAAAGAAAAAAATGCGGCGGCGGAGAATAACCCGTTTGCGGCCGTGCGAAATTATTACACCAATAAACCCGGCTCGATCTCTGCCATTCAGGGCGACGCGCGCTTGAACGATATCGCCGATATTGTGCATCACATCGAGACCATGTTCACGGCGAGCGACATCCCGATGGAACTGGTCGCGTACGGCGGCGATTTGAACCGCGATGTCCTCGGTGAGAAAAAAGAGGAATATGACGAAACGCTCGACGATGGGCGTGAGTGGTTGAGCGAGGAATTTTTGAAACCGCTGCATGAGTTGCAGTGGATGTTGAAGGGCATTTATCCGCAGGATCTGGAATACAAATTGATCTGGCGCAAGGCGAAGAGCCTGACGCCGGTGATGCTGAGGGATTTGGCCGATGCGTTGATGCGCCTGCGAGTGCTGGGCGCGAGAGAGGATCTGATCCAATCGCTGCTGGCGCAGTTCGTGCCGGGCGTTGACCTGGACATTTTGCAGGGCGACGGTTTGGATAGCACGGCGTTCGCGAATAACCTGAAGGGTCTGTCGATCTAGCCATGAACAAGAGCGAAAGGGCATTGGTCCAGAGGCTGGATGAGGTGGCGTTGAACACGCTGGATACGGCGGCGTTCAAGGCGCTTTTGCGTTTGCAGGTATTTTTCACCGGGCGGACGCATGAGTTATTGATCGAATTCGGGAAACAGGCCCGGGCGATCCTGTTGGACCATGGCAATGCAGAGGGGACGTTCGACGCTCTGAGTGGGTATCGCGCCCGGACGGATCTGATCAGGGAGTGGAGCCATACGTTCGCGGCCTGGCAAGGCGAATTTTTAGCGGCGCGGCGTGAGGCGGTGAGTCTGCCGTATGGGGTGCTGGCAGTGAGGCATGAGAGACTGGTGGTTTCGATACGCGCGGAAGTGCAAGAGCGCGCTACTCAACCACCGATGGCGGAAGCCATTGAGGACGGGGTATTCAAGTCGCAGATCGATGTGTTGTTGAAGCGGGCCGAGGAATATTTGTATGGCGACGGCATCACGCTCGATAACCGCATTTGGCGCATCGATGAGGCCGGGCGCGATGCGATCAATACCATCATCATGCAGGGCGTTGTGGATGGCGAATCGGCCTGGAACATGGCCCAGCAGTTGGAGCAGTTATTGGGCGCGGGGCAAGGTTGCCCGCGCTGGACCTCGACGCGGTTGTATGGACGCACGGCGAGCGACAGGGCGGCAGGCGATCCGACCGGTTTGCTCTCTGGCGATGATTGCAACGGGCGTGGCGTGGCGTATAAAGCCCTGCGCCTGGCGCGGACGGAGATCCAAAAGATTCATGCGCTGGCAACCGACCGGCTCATGGCGCAGCAGCCGTGGGTGGAAAAGGAGCAATGTCATATTTCGGCGGCACACCCGCAGGCCGACGAATGCGATGACGTGATCGCCAAGGGTGAAGACGGCAAGGGCATTTACCCGGTTGGCACGATCGAGTATCCGCTGCACCCGAATTGTTTTTGCTATAAGACCGCGGTACTGATGGATGAGATGGCGTTCACCTCCCAACTCAACGGCTGGTTGAACGGTTCGCAGGAATGGAGCGCAATGGACGATTACGCCCATACCATCGGTGTGGATGTTTCGACCTCGCTGATGCCGGATGCGGTCAGCCTGGCGGTGTGGCTGTTTGGCGATGCGTTGGAGGATGTTCTCAAATGAGCCTTTCGAGCGAGGTCAAAACGGTTTTGGACGCGAATGCCAGCCTGATGGCTGTGTTGACCGGCGGTGTGCATGTGGATGTGGAGGAAATATCGCTCCAGAAAACGCCCGGCGCATTTGACTCAAACAAGGAGATCAAACCGTGCGCGTTGATCAAGATCCCGAATGAGACGCCCACGGGTCCGTATCCAACCAGCGCACGGACGACCATCGTCGTTTATTTGTATCAGCGTTCCGGCTACGACAAGATCGCCGCCGCAATGGTCTACATCTACGGCGAGTTGAACGAAAAAAGAATCGGGACGAATGTTTGGAACATCGAGCATGTTAATTCGGTGCATCAACAGCGAGACCAGGCGTTGGATTGCGCCCTCGGCTTGCTGAGATTTATGGCAGTACGCCAACTATAGGAGAAAACATATGAGCAAGCCTTACGGAATCAATGAGATCGTAATCAAGAGGGACACGCAGGTGGTGCAATTCCCCGTGGCGCAAACGCTCGAATTCGAAGAGCGGGTCGTTTCGGGCGAACTGCCCGGTGATGACCGATTGCAGGCAATTTCCGCGAACACCAACGGCGTGACGTGGAAACTGAAAAACGGCGGCATCTCGCTGGACGCCTATGCGTTGATGACAGGCCGCACCGTGGACGAAACAGGCACCACGCCCAATGTGGTGCGCACGCTCGAAAGCGGAGCCATCGGCAAACGGATGCCGTATTTCGACATCTACGGCAAGAGCCTGGGCGAGGACGATGACGATGTGTGGATCCACATCATTAACGCCAAGATCACCGAGGGCATCAAGGGCTCGTTCGCGATGAAGGAATTTTTTATTTCCGAGATGAGCGGCCTCGCGCTGGACTGGGAAAAGGTGGAGCATGAGACCGCCGCATCCCTGCCTGAAAATGGCACCCCGCCCGCGTTTACGCTTTCGGCTTCGCCTGCCGATGCCGCCACCGGCGTGGTCGTCAGCGCGAATGTGGTGCTGACCTTCAGCAACGCCCTGGCAGACGGCGCGGAAGATTCGATCATGATCACCACAGCGGCTGGCGCTCCGGTGGCCCTGGCCCGCACGATCAACGCGGCCCGCACCATTGTGACGCTCAACCCCGATGCGAACCTGAGCGCGGCGACCGATTACCTGGTGGTCGTCCCGAACCCGTCCGATATTTATGGGCAGGAACTTGGCAACACCGTCATTGATTTTGAGACGGCGTAAGACCATCAGCATCTCATGATGCTGACACGGGCGATGGCGGCATGACGCCGCCTCGCCCAGCCCACCCCCTCCCCATCCTTTCAGGATGGAGAGGGGAGTAAGGAATTGATATATGAGCGAAGATTTTCGAAACAGGCTGGAACGCGCCAAGGCGATGCGGCGCGAGACGATTGCAAGATTTCGTTATGAACAGGTGAAGGAAATGCCCGCACCGCTGCCAGACAGCGGTTTGACGATCTACCTGCGTGAGGCGAGCATGATGGACCTGGTGTTCAGCGGCAAACTGCCCGAACCCCTGGTGGATGCGATCCAATCCGCGGGCCGTGATGCCCAGGATGTTGACATCAAAAGTTTGGCGCGCAATGGTGTGGAGTTTGACGAGATGGTCAAGGGGCTGATCCTGATGACCGTGGTGGAGCCCCCGATCGCGGAGAAGGGCGATGACGACCATATCGGAATTCGCGAACTTTCCGCCAATGACCGCATGGCGATCTTTAATTGGCTGAACCGGGAGAAGAACACCCTGGACTCCTTTCGCACAGGACAGGACGAACCTCTTCCGGCTGCACAACCTGGCCTCGGCGTATAACCGGCGGCCCAGCGAGATCCTGGGGCTGAGAACGGAACTGGCAGCCTGGGCATTGGATGAAGCCTGTTTGATGGTGGGCAGGCGTGTGGAAAATAACCTGGCTGAAGAAAAGCCGCCCTTCGATGGCCTGGACCTGCCCGCCGCAAAAACGCCGGGCGCGTACAACAGCACCGGGCACAAGCCGGTAAAGAAAGTTAACTTGAATTTTTTGAAGCGATAAAAACATGGCGATCAATTTAGGTTCAGCATACGGAAAAGTCAGTCTCGACACGAGCGGCGTGCAGCGCGGTGTTGAGCAGGCAAAAGGCAGTTTCAAATCGTTGGAGGGCTCGGCCCAACGATTGGGTCAAACGCTCCAAAATGTCGGGAAGGCGATGACGATTGCCGTCACTGTGCCAATTGCCATGATGGCAAAAGAGGCCACGATGATGGCCTCTTCGTATCAAGAGAGCCTGAATAAAATCAATGTCGTTTTTGTGGACAATGCGAAGGTTATTGAGGATTGGTCGAAATCCGCCGCGAGAAGTTTGGGAATGTCGCAGGCGGCGGCGCTGGAAGCGGCTGGCACCTATGGAAATCTTTTCACCGCCCAGGGCATGGGCACGAAACAGGCGGCGGAGATGTCTATGGCGCTGGTGCAATTGGCGGCGGATCTGGCGTCGTTCAACAACGCGAACCCTGAAGAGGTTTTGCTGGCGCTGCGATCCGGGTTATCGGGCGAGATCGAACCGCTGAAAAAATTCGGCGTGGCCATGAATGAAACCACCATGAAATCCAAGGCGATGAAAATGGGGTTGGGTGACAACCTGCAAGCGTTGAGCGAAGGGGAAAAAATCGCGGTGCGTTATGCGGTCATCATGGAGCAGACGGCGAAGGCGCAGGGAGATTTTGCGCGTACCTCGACCGGGTTGGCGAACCAATTACGCATCCTCAAGGGCAATTGGGGCGACACGCTGAAAATCCTCGGCGATAATCTCGTGCCGGTCGTGGAGAAAGTTTTGCAGCAACTTAATAAATGGCTGGAATGGTTCAACAAGGCGGACCCCAAGACACAAAAATTTATAGCGACTTTGATCCTGATCGTCGCGGTGGCGGGACCGCTGCTGTTCGTATTTGGGAAATTACTGCCGATGGCATTTTCCTCCACCACCATGAGTCTGAATCCGCTTTCGGGCGGGATATTTGGTTTGATCACAACGATCAGCAAGTGGATCGGGGTTGCGGCGATGATCGTCAAAATATTAACTGCGCTCGGAATTGCAACGGGTCCGGTCGGGGCGGGGATCCTGGGGGTTCAGGCGGCGATTGCTGGTGTTGGGGTCTCAATCATGTCTGTGCTGGGTCCGATCCTATTGATCATTGGCGCACTGGCGTTGCTATATTGGGCGTTCTCGACGAATTTCATGGGCATCACTACGGCAGCGCAGCAGTTGTGGTTCATCATTCAATATTATTTCAGCGCAGGATGGAAGTGGCTGGTGAATGCGGTCAAACAGGGCGGGACAACAGTCGCCAACTGGTTCCGGGATATGGCTATGAAAATTGTGAACTATTTCAAAACCATCAAATGGAGTGACATCGGCAAGTACATCATACAAGGCCTTATTTCCGGCTTGCTGGGTGGAATCCCTTCGGCGATTTCTGCGGCGCAAAAAGTGGCGGCGGCGGTCCAAAAGGCTTTTGACGGGTCGCTTGATATCAACTCGCCATCGGGTTGGTTCGAAAAGCGCGGCGAATACAGCACCCAGGGCTATATACGGGGATTGAAGAAAATCGACCCGAATCAGATCGCGCGGGCGATGACGAAGCCGGTGATGCAGGCGGGTTCGACCACCACGACCTCCATGCATTTTGCCAGCGGCCTGACTCTGCACGATGTGGACGCGCTGTTCGACAAACGATTCAAACGCCTGGCCGGGGCGTTTTAGGAGAGCAACATGCCCAGTGATTATCAGATCGGGTCCAGCGTGGAAACCCTCACTCCGGTGGATGAATTGACCGTGCCGCTTGAGATCCCATTTGGCGATTATCAAATGTACTCCAGCCAGGCCCAACTCGCCAGCCACAAAATGCGCCGGTTCGGCCCGCCCATCATCACATGGACGATGAGCATGAGCGATGTGGAGCAGATCGAACAATTAGACGAATTTAATTTGGATGCGCCGGTCTATATCCGTTCGCGCAAGAAGAACGATACGTTTGGAATTTTCCAGGTGCTGTTCAACTGGTCGGATGAGCGCGAGGATGGCGTGCGCAAACCCCTGTTCCTGGGCACGCGCTTCGAGGCGGTCATCCAATTTACGGTACTGGGCGAGGTGACGCCATGAGCAACACCATCAACAACCCGACCCATACTGCTACTGCTGAAAATTTGGCGGCGCTCCGCGCGGATGGTCAATGGTCACGCCGTGGCCTGGTCATTCACCGGCCGGTGACGGTCTATACGGCACGGATCGACCAGACGTTCACGACGCTGGATAATGTCGTCGAGTTGACCTATGATACCGGCTCCGGCACGCGGGCAGATGTCCTCGAGGGGATGGCGGTCTTCGTCGGGTCGACGGCGGGCGCGCGGGATAAGGGCGTCACCGTCATCCGCAAGGCGCCCACCTCTACAACGTTCTACATCCGCCCTACGTCGAATATTTCCTTTGCCAACAACGATCACATCACCATTGTCGATGCGTTCCAACTCACGGGCAGACCCATCTATCACAAGGGCGGGGTGGTGATGATGGATACGGATGTCGAATTCGGTGACCTCACACGCGGCGGCGCGCTCGCCAGGCTGGGTCCGCTGGCAGCGGTGATCGAACAGACGAGCGGCACGCTTACATTTGCCCCAGTCGATCCGTCACTGAGCGAAGCGCTCGACGGCGCAAACATCACCGATTACGAATTCGACGCGCCCGACGCGCTGACTACCAGCTACATGACCGACCCGGCTCTCGCCGCATGGACGTATCCGCTCACGGCAGATGGCCAGTATCGATTTTCCTGCAAACTCACCGACGACCTGACGCGCGAAACCACAGGCTACCGGCGTGTGTTCGTCAATCCGGCGGAGATCCCGTTCAAGATGGAGGAGGAGCCGGAGGGCAGCCTCGATGCGGACGATTGGAAATTCACCGTCACCGCCTATGCCGATGTGGACGATCTCTTTGAGGGCGCAATGGTGGTCCTGTATCGGCGCGATATTCATGGCGGCGTGGCGGGCAGCATCGGCAAACTCGCGGGATACGAAAACATCGAAGCGATCGGCTGGATCGACGGCGAGGTTGTGGAGCAGGACGATCATGCAGGCTGGTACACGTTCAGCGTATATGGGCCCGCGCATTGGATGGCCAAGACGGCCATCGACCCGCTCGAACTGACCAGCACTCTGGCAGACGCGGCCAACTGGAATCAGGTCCAGAACATGACCGTGGATATGGTCCTCGCCCGTGTGCTGTATTGGATGACCACCGCGCCGCTTTTCATGGATTGTTTTCTGACTGGCGATACCCGGAAATTGCGCACATGTGCGATTCAGGGCGGATATCTGTTCGATGCGCTCAAGTCCATCGCGGCGGATAAGGTCTTCGCTTCGCTGGGTTGCAATAACTACGGTCAACTGTTTATTTTCATCGATCCACAGATCGCCGATGGCACCACCCGCGCCAGTTACCCGATCGTGATGGATATCACCTCGGACGATTACGAGGGCAAACTGGAGATCGAACGCAACACCAGCGGGAAAACGGCCCTGCTGCAACTCGACGCATTCCAGTCATCCGATGGTGTGGCCGACATTTTCCTACACGCCCGCGCGCCCGGCAATGTGCCCAATATTTTCGGGCAGCCATCCTCCTACCAGGATTACATTGTGGAGGATGCCGCCGAATGCAGGCGCATTTCGGGCCAGTTGCTGGCCATCGAAAATAACGAGTACGAACCGATCACGATCACATTCCCCGCCGCGTTGAATCTTTTCGACGTTGCCCCGCCGATGGTGGCCACGCTCACCACCGATGGCAGCGATAATCCACGCGGCATTGCGCTCACGGCGCAGCGCTTGATCCCGCGCAAAATCACAAAATACATTGAGAACGGTCAACCCAAAACCGAAGTGACTTTTGAGTTTGAGGTCACCGGCGTGGCGGGTGTGAATTATTTTCCGCCCACAGTGGAGGAACCGAATTTAGACCTGCCTCTCGATGATTTTAGCGGTGTGGATTTTCCCAGTTCGGATGACCTGTTCCCGGAGGTGGTCCCTCCTGATGTAGATACGCCCTGCGACCGGGCGCTTGGAAACAGTTTCACCCTGGTCTTCAGCCCGCGCGCGCTGACCGGGTCTACATCCCAACTGATCGCCCGCGCGTATTTCCCGTGCAAAATCCGCGCCACGGGCAGCACGGCTGGCGATACCAAAATCATTTTGCAATATCACGCGTTCGGCGACGCGGAAAGCCATAAGGCCTGCTATGCAGTCAGAGACGGCACGCGGGTGCTCACTGGTGTGTGGTCTGGCGATGTGATCACGTTCTCGCCCGTCTCCGATACTGAGATCAGCGGGTTCGAGATCGAGTTGGAGGCCGGAGCCGGATCGGTGATCGACCGTTGGGAGATCGGTCAATTGATCGAGACGGGAGTGATGGGGACGGCGACCACCGAATGCGTCACCGATAATTATTATGTGCTCAAGGCGTACAAGGGCTATTGGACGGCAACGTTCCCCCCTGAAGCGGCTGAAAAGCATTTTTACAATGTCAAAATTCTGCCCTCCAACGAGGGCTATGTGGGCGGGAAGGGGCTGGATGGATTTGGAGATTTCCATTTGGATATGACCAACTGCATGTTCGTGGACCGCGCGATCACCTCGGAGGTGTTCAACCCGGACACACAACAGTTCGAGGTGGGTGGCAATTACGCGCGCTGTTATTTCCAATCTGGCAGCGGGTCGGACCAGCAAAAAACATTGTATGCCGCCGATACCCTGACGCTGGGCCTGGAATACCATGACATGGCCTGGGCGCTTTACGAAGCCCAGGCGATCGGGCGGCAGTTGGTGATCGGCAATTCAACCCTGTATAACGTGTGCGCAATATGATAGAGAAAAAACTCCAGAAAAAATTTACGAGGCGTTTTGCCAAAAAACAGGATGCGCTTCCACGCCTGGCGGCCGAAATGGGGGATGGCATGGGCAACCTGGTCGTGCCCGATGAGCCGGGCATGATCTATGTGCTCGTCCATAACAAACCGGAGAAAGTCTACAACGACCGCGTGCCTAATCAAAGTGGAACCCAGATCTGGATCGGTTACAGCCCAGAAGAGCCGCGCAAACGCCAGGTATTGTCCCGGCGCTCAAGTGACCCGATGAATGGCCAGCCCGGTCCCAGCGGGTGGGCACCGTCACGGTATTACGAATGGCACGCTCCCGGCGGCGGGCAGGATATGCTGCACGTCCATGCGCGCGCGCTGACTCATTTGCGCCTGTCGGTTTCAGGATTGCAGCCGGAGACGTTTGAGGTTTACGTCAATTTATATAAGGGGTTTGTTTATACCAGCCACGGTTTCGCGCCCATCTCCAGGGCCGATTACGATGTGTATGCCCATATCCCCACCACAACCGGAAAAGCCGCGCTGGTCCTGTTTACGATCAATGACGATGCCCAGGTGGTGATGACCAAGGGCACTGAGGTGGATATTGCCGACCTCATGGATCTGGACGTAAACAATTGTTTTACCCATCTCCCGCCCATTCCGGTCAACACGGTTTGGATCTCGGGCGCGGTACGCGTGTATCAGGGTCAGACCGTTGTGCAAGAGGGCCGCACCAACACCGATATTTTGGACCTGCGATTTGTATCGGTGGCTGCGATGGGCGGCACCTCAGTCATTACGTGGAACGATCTGATGGACACGCCCTACGAGATCACCGAGGATCTATCCGATCAGATTGACGGTGTGACGGCTCATTTCGACCTGTCGAATACAGCGGTGGAAAAAGTGGCGGTATATTGCAACATCCTCCAACCCGCGTCCAGTTATGCCATGGATGACGACTACAACGGGTTTACGCTGGGGTTCGTCCCTACGACATCTGATTCGCTTTTGGTGAGGTACAAAATCCAATGACACACGCAATAGGCGGAACCGTGAGCCTGAGTGGAAATTATCGTGTCCATGTTTTTACGAGTGGCGACGATGAAATTTACATCGATGAGGCTGGGGAACTTGAGTATTTAATTGTTGGAGGCGGCGGCGCGGGCGGGGCGGACCACGGCGGCGGCGGGGGCGGCGGCGAGGTTCTGGCCGATACCGCTGTATTTTCGCGCGGGGTTTTGGCTGTGCATGTAGGCGCGGGTGGAACGCCCGGAACAGGGCGTGGAAATTTTGGCACGAATGGCGAGGCATCAAATCTCGGCGAGATCATTGCGGCGGGCGGCGGCAGAGGCGGACAATATGACAACGTCTCCGGTGCGGATGGCGCATCCGGCGGCGGCGGCGCAAGTTATTCCACCGGCGGAGCGGGGGGCGCAGCCGAAGTGGACGGGGTTACGGGATATGCGGGCGCAAATGGGAACAACTCAGGCGCGGGCGGCGGGGGCGGCGCTGGCGCAGTTGGTCAACAAAGCGAGGGCGGGGCGGGCGTCGCATCGGACATTACAGGAGTATCGCTTGTTTATGGCAGCGGCGGCGGCGGGGCGGATCGATCCGATGGCGCAGGCGGGGCTGGCGCAGGGAACGGCAATGCCTATACTGGCGGCAAAACTGCCGGGGCAGCCAATAGAGGCGGGGGTGGCGGTGGTGACACATCCATGCAACCCGGCTCTGCGGGCGGCTCTGGTATTGTGGTCATCCGCTATATATTTTTGCCTACAGGCAGACGGCAACTCCAGACCGAGGATATCAGCCTGCAATCGAAACCGCTGCAAAATTACATAAACACCAAAGCCAACATCGAATCAATCAGCGGATTGGCAGAGGGCTGCATTGCCTATGCCACCGACACCGACGAACTCGGCACCTACGACGGCACCACCTGGACGTGGGGCAGCGGCGGCGGCACATGGGGCAGCATCACAGGCACGCTATCGGATCAGACCGATTTGCAGACCGCGTTCGATGGCAAGGTGGATGAAAACGCGGCGATCACCGGCGCGACCAAAACAAAAATCACGTATGACTCCAAGGGATTGGTCACCGGTGGGGCAGATGCCACGCAGGACGATATTGGCGATGGCACCACGTACAAACAGTATAGCGCCACGGATAAAACCAAACTGGCAGGCATCGAAACCGGCGCGGACGTGACCGACATCGGCAACGTGGGCAGTTCCCTGCATGGCGCAAGCGCGGCTTCTGTTGCGGATGCAGATGATTTTCATTTCTGGCAGGCGGTGGGGGCGGTGATCAAGTCCATCACCTGGAGCAACATCAAATCCACCCTCAAAACATATTTCGATACGTTGTACCAGCCCACCGATTCAGACCTCACGGCCATTGCGGGTTTATCTCCATCCAATGACGATGTGATCCAGCGCAAATCCGGCGCGTGGACCAATCGAACAATGGCGGAACTGGCGACCGATTTGGTAACCGCTCTCAGTAGTTCATTTCTCGCAAAAGATTCATTGGGTCATGTCAACGTGGGTGAGCAGGTGGCGATCAGTGATGACAACGTTTACTCGTTCACCCCAACTCTGACCGCCGGATTGATCCTGATCCAATCTCGCAGCGCGGCAACGACAAATTATCTGTGGGCGTTTTACGTAACGACAGCGGGCGGCAGTTTTTCCCCTGTGTATTTCATCGGGTCCAATACAGTCGCGACCACCGGCGCGTTGACTGGCACCACCGGCACCGATGGCAAATTCACGTGCTCCGTCAACACGGCCAACGGAAAAATATATATCGAGAATCGCACCGGGGCTTCCCGCAATGTGGTCATCAAAATCTGGTAGAGAGGCAATATGAAAATACTATTGGTCACAGGTCAGTCGAACGGCAAACAGACAGGATATATCCTGAAATCCATGCTCGAAAAAATCGGGGTGGGCGTGCTCAATTGCGCAGTGGGCGGCTCGGAGGTGGTCGAGTGGCAAAAAGGGCAGCCGCATTATATGTCCGCGCTGCAGGCGGTGCTGGATTGCCAGCAGAACGGCGATGAGATCATTGGCATGTTCCACATGCAGGGCGAGGCGGAGAGCGGCAACGCCCTCAAGGCCGCCAAATGGAAAACTCTGACGCTCAAATTTTTCCGACAGTTCCGCGTCCAGTGCGGCCTACCTGATCTTCCGATCGTGTACGCGCAGATCGGCCCCAAACCCACCGACCTGCCCCGGCTGTTTTGGGGCATGGTGCAAAACAAACAGGCCGCATTGACGGCGCAATATCCAGAATTTGAAATGATCGTTACGCAAGACATTGTGCCCTACGAGCCAGTCCCCGGCCCGCATTGGGGCAAACCCGGTTATCGCGAGATCACGCACCGGGTTTATGAAAAATTTTTTGGAGGTACAAATGAACCATAAAACGAGAAACGTCATCGGCGGTGTGATCGCAGTCATTGCCGCCACAACATTGGTGATCAACGCACTGGTACGCGATGCCAACGGGACGCGTGTCACACTCACCCCGGCAGATGCAGCCTGTGCCTGGGAGCAGAAAGACCCTCCCAATGTGGCCACCATCACCAAAGATCCCGAAAAATGGACAATGACCGCAGGCGGCGTGCCTGCCTCCACTCATTACGCGCGCATCCGCTACGGATTGCCGGAATGCGCCAATGCCGTATGGACGCGGTTTTACATGCGCCTGGTGATCATGCTGCCGCTCGATTTTTACAACGTGCTCTCCACCGGTTTCCGGTTTGGCAACACCGACAATTACCTCACCACGTACCTCGGCTCCAAGGTGGGCGCAAGTGGAGGGAACGAGATCCGCGTGAGCGCTGAGATGTGGAACGATAAAACGCTGAGGCTGCGCAGCGAGCACCAGAACGGCACCATCAAAGATTTTTGGATATCCCCGCCTCAATTTTTGACCCCCGGCATGTGGCACACCATCGAGATCTATGGCGACGTGGCACAGGTCTCGCCCTGGTATATCCGGGTGGATGGCATGTTGATGGCCTCAGGTGTGGATATGCTGGCCACCACCGACACCGCACCCGCTGAGCGGTTGATCACGCGCATGGTCTGTGGCATTGATGGTGCGTGGAATCAGGATGCCGCCCCGCTGCGGGTCTATGTGCGCGAGTGTACGTTTGCCGATTACGATATCAACAGCATCGTGCCCCCGGCCACTGCCGCGCCCATCACCCCCAGCCTGACCAACGCTCCCGCCACTGTTACGGTCACGCGCATCCCGGCCACGGGGACGGTCGTGCCATCCGTCACCCGCACGGCCACCCCGCTGCCGCCCGTGAGTCAAACCCCGAGCGCGGTCCCGACCGTATGCCTGCCGCAATTCAAGATCTGCATAGGTCCGCTCCCATGACCCCTGTTTGTTTTCCCACCATTCCCACCGCACCTGTCACCCAGGTATTCAACAATTTCAACCCCGCGCTCTACGGCGGTGACCGCAGGCATAAAGGCATTGACTATGGCATCATTGCGGGGACGGCAGTTTTTGCGTGCATGCCCGGCGTGGTGACGGTGGCGATCAATGGCCAGACCGGCTACGGTCGCAACGTGCGCATCCTCCACCCCGATGGGTCGTTATCCATCTATGGGCATTTATCGCGGCTGATGGTCAAGGCTGGCGACGAAGTGCCCGCCGGAAAACAGATCGGCGAATCGGGTGGCGACCCGCACGACAAGATCGATGGCGATGGGTTATCGACCGGCGCGCATCTGCATTGGGAGATCCGCCCGCCGGGGCTGCATGCCAGCGACCAGACCGCTGTAGACCCGATGTTGTATTGTCTGCAATATCTGCCCGGCGCGCTGCAAGTGGCAGAGGTGATCGCGGCAGCGCTCAACGTGCGCGCTGAGCCGAGCGCCGCGTCCCACCGCATTGGGAGCGTGCAACGAAAAGAGATCTTGCATATCATGGAGCAGTCCAATGGCTGGGGACGCATCCACTCCCTGCGCCCCGAATGGGTATCCCTTGCCCACGTCCGCATGACCGGCGAGCCGCCCGCCCAAACCGCTCCCGCCCTCATGCCTGAGCCCACCGAGGCCGAAAAACTCGCCCGCCTCTGGAATGCCCACCCGGAATTGCATTGAGCGGATTAACAAAAGAGACCGCAAAAGCGGTCTCTTTTTATTTAACCGGGATCGGATTGCCCTGGTTTTGGATCGTGTACGTGATGATCAGACTGTGTCTATAGATAGGTGCCCCCACGGGGACACGATTTATAGACACAGTCGATTTACTCGGTGGGGCTTTTTTTTTATCAAACGTCAAAATGACTTGCAGCACCAGGGATTTGCCCTGGCGATCGGCGAGTATCTGATAGACGAGGCCGAGCAGGATCTGGCGGACGTGGACGGGGTCTGTGTCGTTGAGGTCGTCGATAATTTTTTCGGACAGGGTCCGCGCTTCGGCGGTGGTGGGAATGTGGATGACGGTGTTTTTTTGATTTTCCAGTTCGCGGATCTTCGCAATGAGTTCGGTTTCCTGCGCCTCGAGTGCTCTGAGTTGTTTGAGCAGGGTGACGGATCCGCTGAGTTCGGCGATGGCATTCGAGGTGTTGGTCATTTTTTTTCGGACGGTGCCCAGTTCGGCGCGGTGCGAAGCGATGGCGGCATTGGCCTCGGCGTGGTGCCCGGCCTGGTTTTCCGCGAACTGGCTGAGGAGGTTGACCAGGTTGGTTTCATCCTCGAAAAATTTTTTAATGTGGGTGAGTACCAATTTTTCAGCCAGCGCGGCGGGGATGGGTTTGGCGGCGCAATCGAGGCGCTGTTTGGAGTTACCGCAACGATAGCGGCGGTAATCGCTGCCCGATTTTTGGCGGGAGGTGAGGCCGTTCATGGCAGCGCCGCAGCGGGCGCAGTGGATGAGGCCGGAGAGCAGGTAGGAGGCATTGACCCGGCGCGGATGATCGGCTGTGCTGGTGAGGTGTTTTCGCCCGGCGTTGGTGGTGAGCAAAGCCTGCACCTTGTTCCATGTTTTTTTAGAGACGATGGCGGGACAATATTTTTCGATGATCATCTCGCCATATTTGAGCGTGCCGATGTAGATGGGGTTTTGGAAAAAGGTAGTATAGGAATTCAGGCTGGTGAATAGATGCACCGCGCGATGGATCTGTGCCAATGATTTACCTGCCGCCCTTAACTCGAAAGCATGTTGAATTCGCCGCTCAAAACGCGGGTCTGGTTCCCAGCGGTGAGCGGTACGCTGGACGCCCTGCTCACTGGTGACCAAGATCGGCACGCGGCGCAGACCGCGCGGCGGTGTGCCCGGCACTGCGCCCTGTTTGACGATGTAACGCAACCCGCGCCAGGCTCCAAATGCAGCCTCTTCGGCCTTCTGTTTGTTGGCCACTTCGATGATGCTCTCCACGATGGGCGCGAACGGTCCATCTGGAATTTTATCGGTGAGCGAGTGGATGACGATCTTGCGCGCGCGCAGGGTGGATTTGAAAAATTGCGCCTCGTTCGGGTCGCCACGGCTGAAGCGGGCATGATTCCAGATCAGCAATCCCATGGGGCGCAGGTGTTCGGAGGCGCTGAGCGACATCATATAGTCGAACTCGTTGCGGTTGCGTGTGGTGGTGCCGGAGCGATGCACATCCTCGAACGGCGGCAGGACCAGCACCAGGCCGAATTGCTGGCAGTATTCCTCCACCATCTGGCGTTGTTGTTCCACGGATCTGTCCTGTGTGGGCCCGCCTGAATCGCGCAGATAAGCCCAAACGGTGGAGCCGGGCGGCAGGGTGGAGGGAGGCGGTTCGAGGCGCATGGCTATAAACTCTCGCAGGCGTTGCCGTCGTTGTTCTGGTCCAGTTTGTGGATATCCCCCGCGCCCTGTGATACGCAATAATCGAAACACGCCTGCGCTGCAGCATGGCTGGAAAAATCATTACAATTGAGTGAATCACCGGCGCACGAACAGACCGCGCCCGCCGCCCCCGTGGGAACCATTGTGAATAGAGTTAACGGGGTGTTGGTTTCGAACATGGGCAGGGGCGTATTGACCAGCGCGGTTTGCAGTTCAAAAATAAAAATGGTGGCGGTCGGTTCAATGGGAACGACTGCCAGCGTTTGCGTGGGCAGCGGAGTGGAGACTGCCAGCGTCTGCGCGTTGGATGCGTCGAACGTGGCGGCAATGATCTGCTCGATGGGTATTTGTCGGCTTTCGTAACAACCGATTTCTCTCATGCGGTCATCAGATGCTTTCATGTATCCCAATCCCCACCTGTATTGCGGCGTGCCTGGCTCTTGAAGATTTGCCTCTGCCTGGTCGAATTCATTTTGTAGCGCAACGCAATCCGCCATTGCAAGAATTCTGGCATAGACATCGGGGTTGCCGCCGAATTCAACCATATAATCAGACGTTGTTTTATTCGATGGATATTCATCTGCCTGAATGGCGATGGCTGCGATCAGACAAATAATACAGATGCTTGAAACAACGGCGAAGACATAGAAAAAGATTTTATTCTTTTTCTTCATCATCTCACCCAATGAGCGGGATAAATGCGATAGGCAAGCCAGCGGCTATAAAAATATTTGATGTGTTCGATGCGCTGGTAGAGCGTGGGCATCGAGAACCAGACCACCTTGGTGAAAATGACTAGGCGCTGCCAGGGCGTCAAATATGACCAGACTCTATTGAGCCTTTCCAGCCTTTCGTCGCTTTGATGTTTTTGAAATTCGCTCAGATTCGTTCTGCGTTTCATATCTTTCGAATTCTTCGGCAATTTGTTTTTGCCGTTCAGGCGAAGCGAATTCCCATTGTTTATTTACGATCTGCAAATAGGGATTCGGCTTCTTCACGTTCAACAATTCGTAGATTTCATCGCCGATCTTTTCGGCCAACACCATCACGTACTTGTAATCCTTCGGCAGCACCCCTTTGATCCATGCATCGACGTTCTGTTGTTTAACATTCACGTCGTACGAATTCTCCGAAAGCCAGCGGGCAAAGGCGCTGTAAGTAGATCGTTTATTTGGCTGTTTTTTTTCCCACTCAATAAAGTAGTTGAAAAAGTATTCTTTGAACGATTGTTCTATTGTCATTAGTAGCATTATTGTACTCACAAAAACCCATTGTCACGCGCACTTGACAAAATAACAAACGGGGTGTATATTGCCAGTCATCTGTAAATTACAAATCATTTGTAAATAACAAAAGGTGATGAATGGACAATAAATTCGCTGACGTTGTAAAAGAATATCGCCGCCAATCCGGTCTCTCTGTCCGGGGCTTCGCAGAAACCCTCACTGAAAAATTCGTAAATATTACGCTTTCGGGCAATACGATCTCGCAGTGGGAAAAGAACCCGAATCGCGCGCCGGATCTTTATTTCTTCTTCGACTGCCTCACGACCTACACCGATTGGCGTACGCACTTCGCCGCCGATTCTCTCAAGGCACTCATGCCCCATGTGTTCGATAGCGGCATGGTCGCCTTCCACCTGCCGAAACACTAGTGGCCACTGTCACCACCGGGACGATAGGGGAGGGTCGCAACCAGTGGACGTATACGGTCACGGTCAAATTTGCCCAGATCCCCGATGACCGCAGAGATGCCTACTGGGCAGCCCTGAAATGGATCGCCGAGGAAGTGCTCAAGGAATATTCCAGGCAACGAGCGGCGGCGGTCGCGGCGGATGAACCGGAAGATGTTTCATAAAACGAGGATACAGGAAGAACCATCATGATAGTGAAAATGGGCGACTTTGGAAACGAATATGCGGCGAAATTGCACATCCTGCTGCCCCTCATCGTGGGCATTGTGATCGTACTGCCCGTATTCGGCTATTTCTACAACCGCCTGATGGACCGCCTCAGAGGCAAAGAACATACCTCGCTTTACGTGGCAGGCGGTGTCCTCATCACCATTGCAGCGGGCGCTCTCATCTCCTGGAAATCGGCCCTGCTTTTCCTCGCCCTGTTCACCCTCGATGGCGTGTTCATGGTGGCCGGTGAATTCCGCCGCACCGAACGCAAAGCCCAACGTTCCAAAACCCGCCGAGCGCGCCTGCCCTATGCCGCCAACGCCATCATCGACGATATCAAAATGTCTGCCAACCAGATGCACCGCACCCTCGGCAACGTCAGCGACCCGCAATACACATTCAAAATGCAGCGTGACCTCACGACCGTCCTGCTCAAGATCGAAGAACTCAAAGACATTCAAGAAAATTAAATCGCCGGTGTGGCTCAACGGTAGAGCAATCGCTTCGTAAGCGATGGATGGAGGTTCGATCCCTCCCACCGGCCCTCAGCGGCCTGGTAACCCGCTGTAGAGAGCAGCGCGATCGTTCTCTCCTCCTTAGGTAAGGTGACTGTCCGCAAGGGCAGTCACCCAACCGGGAAGCCAGGCGAAAAAGCAATAACCAAAAGGAGAACCATGCAAAACTACCCATTACCAACCACCCCCCAATGGCAGGCCGATTTCAGGACCTACCTCCAGGTAGACCATCGCAAAATCACCCGCCGCCAATTAAGTGACAGTTCCATTCAAACCGCATTCCAGCGTGTGCGCGAATTCTCGCTCTGGTACGAGGCCGAATTCAAACAACCCTTCAACCCCGCCGAACTGGTCAATTACCACTCCGTCGCATTTCGCAAACACTCGCTGCAGGCCGCCAAAGTTTCGGCCCGCACATGGAACTCGCGTTTCTGGGCGCTGGGTGTTTTCAGCGCCTGGCTGGGCCGTCCCGATCTGATGGATGGCATTACCAGCAAAAAGCACTCCCAACTCTCCGAGAAATATCGCTCCCTCACCAAAAAAGAGCGCAGCGATCTGATCGTCGCCTGTCAAAAAGACATCCTCGGCGCACAAACACCGTTTGACAGATCCTGCGCGGTCCGCGATTACGCCATGATCGCCGTCATGCTCGAGGCCGGTCTGCGTGTGGCCGAATGCGCCGCGCTCGATCTCGATGACATCGTCATCGGCGAACGCTCTGGCCATGTGCGGGTGCGTGACGGCAAAGGCGAGAAGGAGCGCAAGGTGCCGCTTACTGTGGAGATTGTCCGCCCCGCATTGAAGGCGTGGATCGAAGTGCGCGGTGCGGTTCAAACCTCCGCCCTGTGGCTGGGCAAACAAACCGAACGACTCAGCCCCCGCAGCATCGAGCGCATCGTCAAGGCCATTTCCTCCCGCATCGGCTCGCCCGATATCACCCCCCATTGTTTGCGCTACGAATTTGCCAAAAACCTCCAGCGCCAGGGCATCGACATTGTCGATACCAGCCGCCTGCTGGGTCACAACACCATCGAGATCACCAAACGCTATCTGCGCTCCTCGATGGACGATCTGCTCGCCGCCATGGAAGGAGCGGAATCATGACTGGAACCAGGTTCGTTAAATGTTCGGAATGCGGCGAAGATTGCATCCTCGGCATCAACTCCATCATCGACGACGATCAAGATCGCATCCTCTGCGATGGCTGCTCCGGCGTCCGCCGCGCGGTCAATGGATTCGTGATCGAGGAATACAACGCCATGCCCTGCGCCTGCATCGATGTGGCGGGTGACAATCCCAACTGCATAGTCCACGGAGGCGGATCATGAACATTCTGCCCTATCTCTACGCCCTGTTCATCGGTATCTATGCACTTCTCATTGACCGTGTCTGGGTCCGCCCCTCAAAAGGAAATAACGCCGATGAATGAATCCAACGATAAAAAACGACCTGACGGCCATTCCGTCCTCGGTGTGATCATCATCGCCGCGATGCTGTGCTATTTGGGCACGCTGTTGTTTGGGTCCATCTGGTTGATCGTGCAATGAACCCCGGCGCGTGGTTCCTGATCGGTTTTGCCGTGCTAGGTTGTGTGTTCCTGTTGGTCTATGGAGGCCGCAATGAAAAGAAATAAGAAAAATAGAACTGCGGAGATCGTGTTCAACCTGGTTGTGATCTCGCTCGGGTTATTGGCATTGCTTTACGGTGTGGCGATCTATTTCACGCCGCTTGGTTTTACGGGAGGGTGAGATGAATATCTTGATCGGAATTTTGGCCCTGGTGACGTTGATCAATTTCCTGCGCGCGCCGAAACTGTTCTGGCTGTATATGGCATGGGGCGTCGCCATTCATATCGGCATCGGTCTGATTTTTTTGATTTTCGGAACGGGCACGTCACAGGTGCAGACACAGGGGAGCGAGTTCGAGGTGTGGCTGTTCGGCGGCGGGATGTTCATCTATGGCGGCGCGTGCGTATTTTTCAATTTCGTGATGATGTTCAGCGGCCTTGGGGACCGCATTGATGAGATGGCGGCGGAGAAGGATTACAAAGTGCAAGCCAGCCTGCGCGGTTCGCGGTTCCAGCCGGGAATTGATGTTGTGCAAGGGGAGGTAGTGGAGGAGCGCATGCCGCTTTACGCTCGCAACCCGCAGACGAAGAACATGCTTCCCAGTCCCCAGAGTCACAGGCGTTCTATTTTCGATATGTTCACGCCCCTGCATTTTCCGCGCACGGATTGCAATTGCGATAAATGCGGAAAATTCGATTGGTGCGACCTGGTGACGTGGGAAGGCAAAGAGCCGATTTACCACTGCGACCGATGCCAGGGGAAGAGCAAAGTCCGCTCGATGCATGAGGCTTGAGGAGATTGATGTGAAGAAAAAATCATTCGTCACACTGACAGATCAATTTTGCGGAGCGGGTGGGTCCTCCATCGGCGCGACGCTGGCAGGCGCGCAGGTGCGGCTGGCGATGAACCACTGGAAACTGGCGATTGAAACGCACAACACCAATTTCCCAAATGTGGACCATGACTGCGCCGATATCTCCGCTGTCGATCCGCGCCGCTATCCCTCCACCGATATTTTGATCACCAGCCCGGAATGTACCAACCACTCCCTGGCCAAAGGCAAGCCGCGCCGCTATTACACCAACGACCTGTTCGGGAATGTGCTGGTCGACCCTGCCGATGAGCGCAGCCGCGCCACGATGTGGGATGTGCCGCGCTTCGCCGAATATCACGATTACAACATCATCGTGGTGGAGAACGTGGTCGATGCCGCCAAATGGCGCATGTGGGACGCCTGGCTGCATGCCATGCACTCGCTGGGGTACGAGCATGAGGTCGTTTACTACAACTCCATGTTCGCCTTCCCAACCCCACAGAGCCGAGACCGCCTGTATACGGTTTTCTGGAAACGGGGCAACCGCAAACCGGATCTCGAATTCCGACCGGTGGCGCACTGCCCACACTGCGACCGGCGCGTGGAATCCATCCAAACCTGGAAGCGCGGAAAACGCTGGGGCAGGTACAAGGCGCAATATATCTATCGCTGCCCCCAATGCCACCATGAGGTCACCCCGTTCTATTACGCGGCCTTCAACGCCATCGACTGGTCCATCCCGGCTGAGCGCATTGGCGACCGGGCTACGCCGCTCAAACCGAAAACCCTGGCACGCATCCAATACGGCCTTGAGGCCTATGGACGACAGATGATGATCGTGACCGGGAGATATACAACCGGAATCGGCAACCGCGTGAAAAATGCGGCGCACGAACCGCTGCCCACGCAGCCGGGAGATGCCAGCCATGCCGTGGTTTTGCCGTGGCTGGTGGAAACCGCCCACTCTCAGGGAAACGGGAAATACGTGCGCGATGCTCATTCCGCGCTGGCCACCCAAACCACGGCGCAGACGCTGGGCATTGTGGCCGGGTTCCTCACCAAGAATTACAGCGGCGGAGCCAAGCCCGAATATATGTCCTCCGGGCTGGATGAGCCCACGGGCACCCAGACCACCGCTGGAAACCAATCGTTATTGACCCTGCCTGCGAGTTTCAAAAATCAGTTCGGTTTGGTGGACCCTTCGTTCATCGCCGATATGCGCGGCACCGGAAAAGCCAGCCGGATCGATGAATCGCTGATGTGCGTCACCTCGACCGGCAGCCACCACGCGCTGCTCTCGGCAGGTTCGTTCCTGTCCTATTACTACGGCACCCAGCAGGCCAGCGGGATGGGCGATGCCATCCATACCATGACGGGTGTGGACCGCGCCGCGTTGATCCAGGCATTGGATGGCCTGCAGGTGGAGGATCTGTATTTCCGCATGCTGCAGCACCATGAGATCGGCAAGGCGATGGCGTTCCCCGATTCCTATGTAGTGCTCGGCACCAAACGCGAAAAAGTGCGGCAGTACGGAAACGCAGTCACCCCGCCGGTGATGAGGATGTTGATTGAGCGTTGCATGGCAACGTTTCAGTGAAAAAGGAGAACCTGATGAAACAAGAAACTACCCCTCAAGAAGTTTTGGCTTTGATTGAAATCGCTGTTGAAGAGCGCAAAGCAGATGAAGAAAAAAAACGATTGCAAGAAATTGAAGAAGCCAGAAAGGTGAAGGCTGAGAAGGCCGAAGAGTTCGATGCGCTTTTTGAAAAAGTTCAGAACATGATCCCCGACGTTATTTTTCCGCACATGGTTTATGGGATATTGGACGAATCAAAATACAACCTATCCGGTTGGGAAAAAGCAATCCAATTTCATATTCCCAACCTGGCTCCCATTGCAATGGTTTTCGATTGTCACGCGAGTTTTCCCGAAGATGAATCCCCCGTTTTTGTTGCATGGATGGTGGCTGGCATCAGGGATGCGGATTGGAGCGAAGACCAGGGATATTACACCACGGTCGAATTTACGTTCCATAAAGATTATAGCGAAAGAGAAAAACAAAGCAAAACGAATATTCGAAAGGTCCTATGGGCAGCCAGCGAAGAAATGAATGACAGGAACACACGCCAGATCGAGATCGATCAGGAAATTATTCGGCGCAGATTGATTCAGGAAAGATTAGATGCGAACCCGGAATTAAAAAAGAGTGAGGTCATAACACACCCATTCTCTGAGCCTGTCAAAGAATATCTCAAAGAGCATTTGGATATCAGCCTGAGCCGTGCTGGCTACAACGATGACCTTTTGTATGTTTCGGTCATGTTCGATGGCGACGAGATCGCCAGCGATTCGGTCCGCATTGCGTGATATTAGCCGCCAACATTGCCACTGTCACCCTGTCCGCATTGCCGCCGCGCTCCCATTGGGAAGCAGTAGAAGAAAAAATCCCAATGTTCACTAAATCCATGGGCGCAACGGTCCACGGGCGAGGGCAGCCCCATAAAAGCGCGGTCGTTACCAGTAATGGGCATTATGCGATACAAATGCCAGGTCAGCGGGTGATTTTGGCGGTTGGTATGGCGCGTAAGGGATGTTTTTTTTGTCGCATAAAGTGAGTGGGAGGGGGGTGGGGGTCTGCGGGGATTTTGGTTTGGTTGTGCGGGTAGGCTTGCTTAATGTAGGCGCGAATTGTTAGAAAATTTCTGAGAAAACGCTGGAGAAATGGTCATGAATGATTTTGAGGATTTTGTTGAGAAGGTTCGAGAGGGAAACCCAATTGAGGATGTTATTCAGGCGTTTGGATATCCTCTGCGGCTGCGGGGGAACCGCGCCGATGGGGATCGAAGCGATTGCAATTCCCTGCATGTGATCCTCTCGATGCAGCATGCCTGGTGGTATTCGCAATCTGGCTGGCATGGCGATGTGTTTGCGTTCGTGATGCGCGAGCGCAAGGGCGATTTTATGGATGCGTTGGAATACCTGGCGGATCGCGCCGGGCTGCGGATGCCACAATTCAAAAAAGAGGATGCGAGTGAGGTTCAACGGCGGGCTGCTACTACGGGCGCATTTACCGTGGCGGCGGGTGTGTTCCACCGCTGGCTGATGGGCGCGTCGCGTGATGACAAGGACCTAGGTATTCACACTCCCGCGGATGAGGATGCGCTGAAATATGTGCGTGGTCGTGGATGGACAGATGAGAGCACGCAAAAGGCACTGACGGGTTTTTCCGGGCGGAAACAGGATTGGCAGTTTGAGGATATGCGGGGCGAATTCGCGAAGTATGGCATTGATCCACTGTCGCCTGAGGCTGTGGCGGTGCTGGGCTTCAAGGGGGATGTGGCGGCGTGGGCGACAAATTACAAGGTGATCGATCATCCTGAGTTCGAGCGTGACTGGATCGCCAATGGAAAGATCAGCGGGTTGATGAGCGCACCTGGAATTATTTATACCCATCAGCGGTTTGGGAAGGTTGAATATTTGAGCCGCAGACAGTTGCCCGGCTTCGACGTCATCATCGATGTCAAAACAAACAAGGAACGGGCGTGGAAGAGTTACAACCCGCACAAGTGCCTGGCGGGACCCAAACAGGTCTATTACAACTTTGCGTTCACTGCGACCGGTTTGTGTGTGATGGTGGAGGGGCAAGGGGACGCCAAGACGTATGCGCAGTGGGGGGTTGGCGGACTGGCTTTGCTGGGGGCGTTCGCGGATTTTGAACGCAAGACGCCGGAAGAGCAGGAGGTGGTTTTGAGGTGGGTGAAAAAGATGTGGAAGCGGGACGGTCTGTATTATGCGCCCGATGACGATGAGGCCGGTGAGAAGAATTTGAAGGTGATCGGGAAGATGTTTGGACCCAAAATCCAGATTGTCAAGATGCCGCGATTGATCGCGCGTGATGAAAACAATGAGGTTATCCATGTCTAAGGGTAATGACCATATCAAAGACGCGAACGCGCAATTGCAGGCGTGGGTAAAGGACAATTTGCCGCAGGATCAACAGGCGGCAAAGGTTTCTGGTTGGCTGAAGGTAGCGAAACCGTACATCGTTTACAAGGCGGAACAGATCGGAGAAATTGATTCCCTGCCTGAAAAAACCAAGGCGCTGAATGAATTTTTCAAGGGGGATGTGGCGGCGTTGGATATGGATGACCGCGCGGGATACAAAGAGACATTGCTGGAGGCGCTGCAGATCAAATCAACGGAGTGGCGGGACCGGACGGCTGCGATTCGGGAAAAGGAGCGGGATGCGAAAACGGCGGCGCGGAAGGCCTCGAAACTGGATGAGGATGTTATCTATTCAACGGGTGGATGGTATTTCGATCACCTGCTCGGTTTGGAATATGACCCAGAGGATGATCGCACCTATTTTGCCGTGCGTTACCCGGATGGGAAGATCGAAGACCGGGTTGACAGGCTTGAGATCAATAAAAATATTATCGCGCCGATTCCTCCCAACAATACGATCCGTAAAAAGATCCTGCTTTTGCCGAGCCAAATGGTGGACCTGCGAGATGAACAGGATCTGTTGTTCGCAACCAAAAAACACAACCATGAATTTTTCGATTGCGGAAGCGATGAAACGCTCGAATATTTGTTGATGATCTATCCGTTTTTTACGTATATGGCGGGCCAGTTTCGCACGGTGCCCTATCTGCGGGCCCTGGGCGATTATGGAACGGGGAAGACGCGCATGCTGGAGACGATTGGGCCGCTGTGCTACCAGGCGATCATGACGAATGCTGGCTCTTCGGCCTCGGCGCTGTTCCGCATTTTGGATATGTACCCGGATAGCACGCTGGTTTTGGATGAGGCGGATTTCAAAGACTCCTCTGAGGCCTCGATGATCGGGAAGATCCTGAACGGCGGCAACCGCAAAGGCACGGCGATCTTGAAGAGCGAGAAAAACGCGATGGGAAATTTTGACCCGGAGGCGTATTCGGTGTTTGGTCCGAAGATCATTGGGATGCGAAAACAGTTTGACGACCAGGCAACTGAGAGCCGCTGTATTACGAAGGAGATGCTGCCGATCCAGCCACACCCGCGCATTTCGCCGGAATTGCCGCCCTTACAGATCTATGAAACGAAGTGCCGGAATATCCGCAACGCGTTGTTCACCTACCGAATACACAACCTGCAAAAAGACTGCGATGTGAATTTCGACGGCATCGATAAATCCATCGATGAGCGCACGAAACAGATCACGGTCTCGCTCATGACGGTGATGAAGAGCGAGGACGGCAAGAAATTGGTGCAGGAATATATGAAACTGGTGACGGAGGAGCGCAAGGGCGACCGTTATGAGATGTTTACGGCGCGGGTGCTGGAGGGAATCATTCTGGCCTGGGCGTGGGGTCCGGTTTCGGAGCGGGAGGAGGATGCGGGACGGGTGTATTTGAAAGATGTATCCCTGGCGACCAACCTGGTAGTGGATGAGCAGAACCGGCGGATGGGTGAAGCGGATGAATCCAGTGAGGAGGATAAAGCCGGGAAGAAGATGAAGAGCCGGAAGTTGACGGATATTTTCAAAAAGTATTTGAACATCAAAACGCAGCGGGCGACCGATGGCACCCCGGAATATAAGGGCACGAAATTCGTGAATATGGCTGACCCGGATATGCAATTGCGGGTGAAGGGCCTATGCGAGCGGTGGGGGGTGGAATGGCGGGAGGCTGGCAGTTTGGGCGCGGATCATCCGTTTGGGGATGAAGAGGCCTGGATGAGGAAACCAACGGTCATCAACTTCTTTCGCTCGACGGAAGGCGCAAAACAAGAGCGAAAAGCGTGGTATGGGCATAAAAACGGCAGTTTTGGCGGCTCCGGTGAGGGTGAGTGAGGATTAAATGGCTATTCTGCTACGGAAGAAAAATTTTTTTTCTTTTTCCAAATGCCCGAAAAACCCTCACCAACGTTCACCGGCTGTTTTTTGGCTGTTTTGAAGGCGTTTTTTGGGATGGAAATCACTGAAAAATTATGTTTATACGAAGAAAGTGAGCGCGAGTGAACATTCATAAAAAGAAGAATATTTATTTATCAGGTTTTTTAGGGCTTGCGGTGAACGTTGTAAATTGCAACGTTCACCGAGTGAGCGTTGACGTTCACTGTTGTCTGACAAGTGAGGTTCTATGAAGACGAAATTTTTACGGTTTTGGCGCAGGTTTTCTCGACCGGCGGTTTGCGGCTGCGGGTTGCCGCGCGGCGGGTGTGTGCGGGGGTTGCAGGATGATTTTGTGCTGCGGAATGGGCTGCCGTGCCGGTTCCCGCGTTCGGCGTGGGAGTGGGAGGAGATGCAGGCGCGGGGGGCGCGGCGACGGCTACACCTGGCGCTGGGTGTGATGTTGATCGGGTCGTTGTGGATCGGTGTGCTGGTGGCGCTGGGGTGCTGGGCGGTGTTTTTGTGGGCGTTGTTTGGAGGTGCGCTATGAAATGGATCTCTGCGGGTATTGCGGCGGCGGTGTTTTTTGGGGCGGGGTGGTGGTGTATGGATGCGGGGTGGACGATCCCTGCTGCGGTGCTGGGGCTGGTGATGCTGGTGCTGGCGGGTACGGCGGTGTTTGAGTTTGCGCGGCATTATTCGGATGAGTTTTCGGTGATCTATGAGCGGCGGATGCGGGCGAAATATTCAAACTCGGTGGTGATGATGGCGGAGGCGATCCGCGGACTACATTCGGAGAGCGCGAAGTTGTTGCAGCGGTTCGTGCCGCGCTCGAATTGGGATGTGAAACTGGATATGGATAAACGGGACCGCACGGTAATTCTGCATGGGACGAATGTGCAGTTGAGTTTTGCGAAATATGTGCTGGAGCGCTCGAAGGATGGGCGGCTGTTCTCGAAAAA